AGATTGATCCAATGTTCAATCTTATTTTTATACCTGCTTAAAAAATTGCCACTTTCCATTAATTAAAGATGTTGATTAAACTTTTAAGTAATGTTTTTTATTTTTATAAAAAGTTGACAACACCTCCAGACTATACGGTGATCTCAGAGGAATTGGAATACGTCATTGACTACAGAATGAAGTACCAAGTGGAGGATCCCTTTTGGGAACAGGAGGAGAAAGATTGGGATGGTATCCTTGACGAGTTCCACCTCTACGCAACAGGTAGACCATTTAGGCACACCATCGTCCCCCAAAATGTCAAGAATCTCATACTTCGTGTAAAGTACTGGTATGGAGGTAAAATGTACAAAGCCATCTCCCGCGACATCAACTTTAAACCCGGTGAGAATGAATCGGAGGACATGAGTTTCAGTATTCCTTTGAGTAGTGCTTGGGTTGTGGATCACGATGATAAACCACAGGTAAACATTACTGAGAAGGTGAAGAGGTACGCGGGTCCAAGGAATGACTTTCACGGGCAGAGTGTACCCTTACAAGCTTTCCTATACTATACCCCAAAAAAATTGAATACAAAGTTTCCCAAGATTATACTTAGTAATTCATTGGGTATGAAAAAAACTCTACTTACCACCGAAGACCTTACAACTGATCTTCGGATACCTTAGTAGCCAAATAGAACTTGAGCTCACCCAAGTTGGCGACATTGTACTTGAGAATGAGGAACCTATTTCCCTCTTCCTGCATAATTTGCAAAGACGCACACATACTCGTCGCCTTTGTAAAGATATTTAGATACCTGAGAGAATAGAGACCTGTCATTTCGGGGCTCTCTTCTGGGCACTCGATAGATGTTTCCTGGTTTGCGAAATCCCCTTCACAGCGGAGACGAAGTTCCTTACCGGCACGTGTGATTTCTATGTCATCGCCAATGTTGGACATATCTCTACAGAGGCGTTGAAAGTCGGCAGATGGGAGAATGGTCACACTCGTCATCGTGACATCTGGGACTTCTATACGGCTCTCATTGATGTCCAAAAGTTTGAGTTGAAACTTTGTACTCGTCTTCTTGGATTCACTTGTAATTTCAATATCCATAAACTCCTTGGAATTAATTTCAATTGTGAGAACATCATTATTTGTAATTGTCTTCAAAAGTTTAAAAGTATTTGAAATGTTGATACCAGCAATAATTTCTTCTTGATCGCAGCGGTACTCTTCAAAGTTGTCAGCTGACAGGAACATATCAATGAGGGATGTCCTGGCTGTATCCAGGGTAACGATGTACATACCCTGTGGGCGAAAATAGATATTCACATCATTGAGAATATCCTTGAGTACCTCAAATGTTGATTTGATAGCCGAAGCTTGGATTGTGACCAGTCTCATATTACTACATGTACCGCGTTATATCTTTAAATCTGTTCTGAGTATGCGGTTCCTTTACTCACATCGCGATTAATCTTCTCCTCAAGTTCCCTTGTCATTGCGGGTTGGAGAGATTGGCCATAATTATCCAGGGAAAATACACTGGTGTCATTATCTTCACCGTCAAGGGTTGTCATGGAGCACCCACCACTAAATCCCCAGTTTGAGAGTTCCTCAGTCGGGAGTAGGGAATCCAACCAATTCTTGATTTCATTCCCCACGAGAATCTTACCATTCTTTGTCAACATCGTTGGAACTCGGCTAATCTTGTTACGATACGCAGGTGGAATACCTTGGGTATTGATATTGTGATAGTGTACGATCTGCTTCAATTGTTTGTGTTGATTGATATATTCAATAACCTCCATGGAGTGTTTGCATCTTGGACTGTATATCAGCAGCGACATCTAATATGTATCGGGGTATTTTGTAAAAAAAAATTAACGCATAGTAGTAAAGATGAAGTGGTCTTTGACGATCATTCTTATTGCCATTGTCCTGTTGATCACAGTGAGACGTGAACCATTCACCGAAATCTTTGGTTTATCAGGATACAAAAAGCCAACTGGATCTATTCGTCTTGATGATGCCAAACCAAACCTCTCAGGGTACACTCAGGCGGAAGCTGATATCAGCAATGACATGATGGAAGAATTTGTGCTCCAAGCGAACCAAGAAATCGCTAAGCGTACTGGTCTCTGTACATACATTATTGAAACTACGACAGTCAAAAAGTTTGTAAATGACGACAAAGCTATCTATGAGTGTATGTTTATGACGGTGAAGAATAATGGATTTGCCTTTGGTTTCTCTGTTGTTGCGTCATATGAAGTTGTAAATGGTCAAGTGAAGTTGGTATCTCTCCGATCCCAACCTCTTGATGTCCAGACCGTATCCGATGTGACCCCATTTGTTGAGAGTCGGGGTGGCCAGGACTTTGTGAAGTATGATCTCGTGAAGGAGGCGGCTGTGCCAACGCAAAGTGAGTTAGAAACGGCTAAAAATAAGTTGAGTCAATTATAATGATCAGCATCAATGACATAACTAAAATTGATGAAAAGAGAAAACAGATCAAGAAGGAAATATACACCCGTGTATATGAACAGTTTTCTCGGAAGATTAAACAATCTGTGGAGTTGGGGCACAAACAGATATTTCTCACAGTCCCAATAGTTGTCATAGGATATCCAACATTTGATAGAGGGGCGGCTGCGAGGTACATTGTGAGACAGCTCAAGTTGGGTGGCTTTGACGTAAGACTTGTGGGTGAATATGATATGTACGTCTCGTGGATCATCCCCAAGAAGACAAAACAAAAGTCAGAGGAACCCAATGAGACTGAGTTCCCAGACCTGATGAACCTCAAGAAGATGGCGAATAAGTACAGGAGAGGTGCGTAGGACGGCCACTATTAAAAACACCCTCAATGATAAATGGACAACCTTAATATAATGGTAGAAGCGAAGAAGGAGTACATGGGACAGCTTTACCTCATCATGTGTCCACCTATGATTGAAGTTTTTCAGGATATGTATGACGAAGCGACCAAGCTCTCCAAGGGGCGAAAGACACTTATTATGTTCCAGAAGTTGTTGAAGGAAGTGCCTAACTGGTCCAATGCTATGTCCAAGCAGCACAGTGACAACATCGCGAACCGCTGTGCTTGGTTCAATGACCTCTTAGCGGCAGTTTTTGTCGCGTCTACAAAGATCCTCTCGGCTGTTCGTCTCAAGGCGGACAATAAGAAGATAAGTCTCAAGTTGCCAAGTAATGAAGTTTTCATCCAAACCTGCTACAACAATGTAGCCAAAGACCTCTACAAGGATCCATATGTGTTCCACGAAGAGCAAAGTGAATATGTCCGAGATGAGGACTTAACCAGGCGTTTCTCTGTGTGTATCGAGGCCACAGTGAAGGAGCTCATTCCAGTCCAAGAGATTCTCCAGACCTACATGTCCCAGACAGAGGGTATGCGAGACATTGACCTTAATGGTGAAGTCCAAGATAGCGAAGATCCAGAAGTCTTTGACGGCTCAACAGAAGACGCCTTCCCAGAACCAGAGACCGAACCATTCCCAGAAGATGAACCCATGATGGGCGGTGAGGATCCCCTTCAACCAACTGGCCTCGAAAATGAATTCAAGACTGTTCCAGGTGTCCAGGCGCCAGCACCTGAACCATTGACGACGGCTCTACCAACCGATCCCACGATGGAGCCCATGATGGAACCAGAGGACGACGATGGTGTCTTCTTTGGAGATGCCCCAGAACAGCGTGTAAAAAAAACTGCGTATAATTAAATGGAAGATCTATCAGAATATCTCCGAGACCCCACAAGTGCCGCCCTCATTGCCGCGGCTTTGACTGCTGGTTACATTCACGTAAAGGCTCAACTCAATAACGAGGGTAAGTTGGAACTTAATAAATACACCAAACCAGCTGCTCTTAATGCAATCCTTGTATACTTCATTGTTGCGAACGGTCTTGGTCAGAGAGAGGCTATCTCCAGTGAACCTTTTTAAACTTAAAGATTTAACCCTACAAATAAGAAAATGGCGTCTGTCACTGCGTTTAATGACATGCTTTCCCAATTTCTTGTGGAATTGCACAAGACTTTTCCAGATGAAAACGGAATCAAGAAGATGACTACCTCCTTTGAACTTCTCAAGACGACGAACCCCCGCCTCATCGTGGATGGTTTCATGAAGGGTGTGACCCCCTTCGCGGACAGAATCTCTGCCAAGGACGAGAAGTTCATCCTTGAAGAGATTGAAAAGATTGATATGCTCAAGGATCTCAACATTAAGAACTACTGGGCACGTATGAGTCCAGCTACAAAGGCGGCAACTTGGCAATACCTCCAAACCCTCTACATGTTAGGTACCACGATCACCGCTATCCCAGCAGACACACTCTCTCTGATTGAGAGTATTGCCAAAGACTGTGCAGACAAGATGCAGACCGAAGGTGGTGAGATTGATCAAGACGCGCTCATGAAGATGATGGGTAGTATGCTTGGTGGTATGGGTAAAAAATAAACTCATGCTATATTAAATGAAGGCTTGGTTTGACGATCCTCAGCAGCTTACGAGTATTAACAAGGTTTCTCAGTTCTGGCCCAATCGTGATCAAACCCCAGAAGACAGAATTAATGCAGCCTCGCGATTTGTCATCTACGCGTGTTGTATCATTTACCTTATTCGCCGTGACCCAAGAATATTTGTTCTCGGTGCCACTGTTCTCAGTGTTCTTTATATTCTATACAAGTCAAAGATGGTGAAGGAAACCTATGGAATGGCCTCTAGTGGTAACGAGATGGGGTGTCAGATGCCAACCCAAGACAACCCAATGGGTAATGTCCTTATGACCGACTATACAGATGCCCCCAATCGCCTTGAAGCGTGCTACTATCCAACTGTGAAACCAATTGTGAAAAACTACCTCGATGATCGCATTCCCTATGATGCAGGCCGATCTCGTTCAGCCCTTCCCAAATACCAGCGTAATGCAGCTGCTCGCCAGTTCGTGAGTACTCCAGTATCTAATATTCCAGGCGATCAAACCGGGTTTGCCGAATGGTGTTACGGACCTAAAAACGGTCGCAATTGTAGATCTCATCCAGAGATGTGTGATCCAAATGCTCGTGGTGTCCAACTTGAGGCATTTGCGGGTCTCGATCCAGCAGGTGATAGCCGAGTTTCTCATCGGGGTCATGGATTTGCCCCAGCTTAGATTATAAATATTCTTGTGTAATAATAAATGGCGTACCAACTTCAACCTGGTCTTGCGATCGTTCAGAATTCGGGGGCTCTCCCATCAGTGCGCGCCACGGAAGAAATCTTTGTGTACCCTCAGCCCAGTTCTTTGAACTGTGGTGGGTGCCGCCCAAACACCATGTTGTATGGCACGTCGCCATACATGGCGGGTAAGGGTTCTCCAGCGCAATACATTGATGTGAGTGACCAGCTTCGTCCACAATCAACTACCCGATTTGGTAGAGTTATCGTTCCAACCTACGAACGTAACCTCTTCCCACTCTCAAATATGGAATGCAAAGTGCCTCTTCGTACTATGACTTATGAACCAACGAGTACTCGTGCGGAACTCCAGAACGGCCTCTTCCAGCAAAGATACGCTAATAAAAATGTTACTAAAAAATAAGAATGGCCGATCCAATTTCACTTGCAGCTATCGCTGGTCTAATTTTTGCTGGCCGAGCTTTGAGTACCAAGTCTGAACCTGAACCCGTCGTTCAAGTTCAACAGGTTGTCCAAACACCTGAAGCACTTGATGCGGTCCCAGAATTTACAGAGAGAGACTTCGAACCTCGTGTTGAAATCCCCCAAAAGATGGAGATGGCGAGTTTCGCAGATATTGGTCGCCAGCAGAGAAGTGGTGGTCAGGAGATCCTCAATATGAGAAACCGTATGTATGACACGGGTCGTATGAACAACCTCTCCCCAATTGAGAAGCAAATGGTTGGTCCGGGTTTGGGTGTTGGCGCAGACACTCCAGCTCAGGGTGGTTTCCAACAATTGTTCCGTGTCAACCCAATCAATGTTGGTGAGTACCGTCTCACTACACTTCCAGGCCGCTCAGGTCCAGCTGCGGATATCACAGGTGGTCGCGCAGCCGTTGTTGGTGAATTGACTCACAACAAACCAGAGACGACTGCGTACCTTCCCTCTCGTCTTCCCACAATGGCAGGGCGTGCCCAAGGTATGTCTGGTGCGATACCAAGAGCCAGTCACCAGAAGACGATGCGAACCACGAACCGTTCAGAGACTGGTCAACGTTCAGATGGCCTTGGCTACAATGGCGCCAAGCGATTTGTTTCAGCCCAGACGATGCCACAAGATCCAACTCGCTTCAAGAGTGATCGCAATGATACGCAGTTCGCATATGCGAGCCACGCGGCACCAGGTATCACCAACTTCAGTGGCGCCTACGCGACGAGTGCGGCTGCCCAAATTACCACGAAGAATAATGAGGAATTGATGAAGTATGGTTTCCGTCCAGAGGATCGCAGAGGTAAGGCGAACCGTATGGGTAACGCAGGCCGAATGAATGTTCGGGAGAGTGCCCTCAAGCAAGGTGGGGTTCTCACAGCGGTTCGCGCGGACAGTACCCGTATTGATGGACGCACTGGTCCAGCGAATGGGGGGTGGACTCAAAACTACCAACAGAAGCCCTTCCACCAATTCAACGCGTACAAGGGTCATGAGAACCCCAACTCGCGAAACTTGGACATTGCGAAGAGACAACTCCAGAACAACCCACTGTCCCACCACATTTATTAGGTGTTCCACACAATTGTAGACAAAAACAATCATTAAAATATTGTACCTGTATTTTAATGAAGGTTCATACCCTTGACATAGACAGTAGCGAGAGGTATACAAACGTGCACCCTTATGCGAATAACTATGTCGTGACCCTAAAAGAGCCAATTTATGATGTCACCCAAATCACATTGGTCTCTGCGCGCATTCCAACACCACAGTTACACATTTGCGAGACAAATAAGACTTTTAGTGTGAATGGCTCTAATATTACATTGGAAGCAAACAACTATACAAGTGGTACAACTATGGCGTCGGAACTTGAACGTCAGTTATTTCCATCCTCCCCCATAGATCAGGTATCATTTGATGAATATAGAAGTACTCTTACATTTTCAAATACAGCTGGTACACATGACTTTACATTTGAATTCTTTGATGGGGCAAACGGCTATATGAATGGTACCAACTTGACTACACCACACCAAGTTTTAGGGTTCTCATCCAATAATCAATCATCGTCAGGCTATACTCTTACAACTGGTGCCATTAATCTTAATGGACCAAACTCCATCATTTTGAGACTCACGAGTGGTTCGGATGAATTTACGAAAACGGTCTACTCCAAGACACCCTTTTATACAGGCCACATTCTATTGAATGGATCGGACGCCGTGAATTATAGTCACGCCGATGATCCACTAAATCACGAGTTCTATAAGGGACCACAAAAGTTTATTAGGGATCTACGAGTTGAATTCTTCTATATGAGTCATGGGCGCTTGATTCCATATGACTTTAGGGATCAGGATCATATATTAAAGCTTGAAATTACAGGATCTACAGATAAACTTGCGGGTCTACCAAAGGTTCCCCTCGACGTTGTCAAGAAGGAGTTACCGC